ATGTATACAATTAATATACGGGGTAAGATGAACCCCAAGGACCAGAAAATGGTCAAGCTGGAGCTGATTTTCTTCAAAACGGGCTATGCTCGCGTCCCAAAAGTTCTCAATATTACCGGCCTTTTAAAGAACTGGGATGCGAAATCTCAATGTTTCAAGACAGGAACGCCTGACGCAACGACCAAAAACAAGTTGTTATTTGACATTAAGACAAAGTATCTTCATGTCATCGACACATGGGAGAGTGAAGGCCGAAACTGGTCGCCCGTAGAAGTTTCTCATTACTTTGACGTCATCAAACAAAACAAGCCCGAGGTTAAAGTAAAGTCCGTGGTTCAGATGATTGATTCCCTGATTCTACGATTTAACGAAAAGAAGCGAATAAAAAACGGGCAAATAATAGATAGCAGTCCTAATGCACGAATCTACATGCAAATAAAGCGTTCACTGTCATCTTTCACCAAAGAAAAATACGATAGAGCTTTTTCATCCTATTACTTTATTGATATTACCGAACAATTTTTGCTGGATTATGCATTTTGGATCAAAGAAAGGGGCATAAAAAACGGCAATAAAGGCGGCCTTACAACCAAGCTTAGGAGATTAAGGGCCATATGTAATTATGCATATAAAGAAGGCATGTATGGTGTCAATATGGATGCGTTCCTTTGCCTGGGAGATGATATCAAATGGGATGAGACTACCTCAAAGGCTGTTTCGGATAAAGTCATTGAAAAGATTGCTAATATTGACCGAACTTTGTTCTCGCCGAAGGAACAATTACATCTTGATTTATTCTTATTCAGCTACTACACTGGCGGAATGGCAAACGTCGATGTGTGTAATTTGACATGGAATTTGGTTGAAGACGACCGCATTGTTTACGAACGTATCAAGTTCCCTAAAACGGCCAAGCCCATACTTATAACCAAAGCCAAGATGATCATGAATAAATATGTTGGGGCATGTTATGGGAACTATGTTTTTCCGGTCTTTACACATAAGCATACAACATCTTCAAAGAGACAAACACGAGTAAAGCAAATCTCTAAACTTGTATCCAGAACTTTGACGAAAGCATGTAAGATGCTCGGTATTACTGAAAATATTACATGGTATTCCGCTCGGGGCTCGTTTATCTCTAAAATGGTTGACAGCGGGAAACTTGCGGGAGTGGTTGCTGAGATGGCAGGAAACAGCCCGATGACAATATACAAGCATTATTATAAAAACACAAAACGAGATGAAATTAAACTGGAGATGGAAGCCATGTTCTGATTTTGCATTATATTTGCGAACGAATAATAAAGAATCATAGATATGGACGAACTACTTCAAAAGATCCATGAGGCGTTTGATGCCTTTGCAAAGGATGCCAAACTTCAGGAAGAAAACGGAAACAAGGCTGCGGGCACACGTGCGCGCAAGACATCATTGTCCATCGAAAAGATGATGAAAGAATTCCGTAAGGTTTCTTTGGAAGCGTCAAAAAAATAATAGGAACAGACGTTTCTGGTAGCTGCTCGCTACCAAAAAATATAAGAAAGCGTTAGCTTTTGTTTTGCACCGAAATCTGGTAAATTTCTTTCATCCGCAAGACAAACAGTTTGCGCCCACATTTTGCGTGGGCTTAACTTGTTTGCGGATGGGTTTTACCAGAACCTCGGTGCTACGAGTTATGTCCCACGCTTTCTATTTTGGCATATAAAATGCTTGACGGGACTTCGAGCTACGATGATCCGTTATGGAAACGACTATATTGGATGAATTGCTGAAAATTCCAGCAGACGCAACCAGCGCAGTAGTAATGGGAGTAACCATGCAGGTGATTGGCCCGGTGCAGGCTCAAAAGATGCTGGACACGGATCCTGAGGACAAACACGTACACGAATGCGTTCTGGCAAACGGACGATTCTTGTTTGTTTGTGAAAACGGGATTTTGAGGTCCTTATATAAAGTATCAAGGGACCCTCGATAGTCCAGTCTTATTCAAATCACCTGACTTTTTCAGCAAAGGCCTTGCTGGGTTTGAACGCGGGAATCGTGTGCTCCGGTACAATGATCGTCGTGTTCCGGGAGATATTGCGGGCAGTCTTGGCAGCCCTCTTTTTAAGAATAAAGCTACCGAATCCACGGAGATAAACTTCCTCTCCCCCTATCAGCGAAGACTTAATACCCTCCATCACGCCTTCAATCACCTGAGCTACGATTGCTCTTTCTATACCGGTTTGCTGCGATACTTCCCTTATCAAATCTGCTTTCGTCATAGCGGTTCATATTATTTGTTATTGCCCGGAGGCAAAAATACAAATTTTATTCATTATCCATCGCATCTTCAACCGTATTCCTGTCTAAACATTCACAGTTGAGACTTTCTATTCTTTTGATACAAATAAAGTATCAAAATGAAGTTAGTTCTCAACAGAAAATTCAAAAGCACCTCCTACACGATTGGTGACTTATTCATCGACGGCAAGTTTTTTTGTAACACCATCGAGGATACCGTTCGTGAGTTGCCGGCAACCTGTCCGGATACGACTCGCGGGCGCTCATGCACCTGCAAGGAAAAAGTGTATGCCCGAACAGCCATTCCTGCCGGTACATATAGGATAACTCTTGAGTATAGTCCCAAATACAAGCGGAAGATGCCTTACCTGCATGATGTTCCGCACTTTCTGGGTATCCTTATCCACTCCGGGAATACTGAAACCGATTCTGCGGGATGTATCATTGTAGGAAAGAACACTGTCAAAGGGAAGGTTCTTGAGTCGAAAGTTACTTTTCAGAAGCTATACTCGCTTCTTGAGGGGCATGATGATATAACCATCCAGATCGTATAACGAGATGGCTGTTAACAGACTCAAGGCTCCCAGGAATGTCCGTATTGACTTTGCGCCATCTCCCCGTCAATATGAGTTGTGGAAGTTGTTGCAACCGAACTCCTGCCCGCATTGTGGCGGTACCATAGAACAGGTGTTCATCGGTTATGATCAGCAGCAAAATCCGCAGTATAAGCCCCAATGTACCAAGTGTAAAACACAAAACTTGCCCCAGTTAATTCTGGGTGGCGGGGCGGCCGGAGGTGGAAAAGCCGGACTCCTGGATTCAAAGGTTTGCACGCCTTTCGGATTCCGCAAGATTCGGGATTTGAAAGTAGGAGATATCATTTCTTCTGCCACAACCGGTAGACAACAGCGAATTATCTGGCTACATCCTATTGAAGAACATGACTATTATCGTATTCATTTTATTGATGGTACACATTACGACTGTTCTTCAGGTCATTTGTGGCAACTGCATTTAAGCCGAAAAAGGACGAAACGCAAAGATGCAGAAGGGAATGTATGTAATGAAAGGATATGGAGTGCCCGGATGATTCATGACTGGATATGTCGGAAAAAGTCGGGAATGTACAAGGGAATGAATTTAATTATCCCCTTGTGTGCTCCTGTACAATTTACTGTGGGCAACAGATATAAACAGACAAAACCCATAGAACCGTATATCCTTGGAGCCCTTCTTGGAGATGGTTGTATAACGCGTTCCGTCATTGAGGCCAATGCAGTCCAACTTACAACCATGGATGATGAGATTGTTCAGAAATTCATGCAATATGGATATGACATGGGGCATTCTCAAGCAAAAGCCGGAAGCCGGGCCAAAAGTTATATGATTTACAACCGGACCTTGGTGGAGGCATTATGCAACTTGAAGTTGTCGGGCTGCGATTCATCCAACAAATTTATTCCTGACCAGTATAAACTCGCCACCATTGAGGAACGCAAAAGGCTTATTCAAGGAATAATGGATACTGATGGCTATGTCGATGAACGTGGACACATTTCTTATTGTACCACGAGTCGAAGACTGGCTGATGATGTCGCATTCATTATCCGTTCGTTGGGTGGCATAGCAACCGTAAAAAGGAATCCGTCCGGTTATAGGGATAAAAGCGGTTGCCGGGTTAAATGTAACGATTCATATGACGTGTATATCCGCACACGGATGAATCCTGATCTTGTGAGTCTTTCAAGGAAAAGATGTCGGTGCCGTCATGAATATAACGGAGGCGTATCAGAGCTGGGGAAAAGAATTGTTGATGCGGAATATATCGGTAAACGTGAGGGGCGCTGCATAACCGTAGATGAGCCTTGTGGATTGTACATCACGGACAACTTTACCGTAACGCATAATTCCTATATCGGTAGTGTATGGCTCGTTTCATCGTGCATTCGCTTCGAGAACATTCGAGCGGTAGTTGGACGAAAGACCCTCAAATCGCTAAAAGAATCGACATGGAACACCATTAAGGCCATATTGAAAGATTGGGGCTTGAAGGAGGATGTCAATTATAAGATCAACAATCTCGAAGGCACATTGACATTCTGGAACGATTCGGTAATCATCATGAAAGAGATGGCCGATATTCCCAGCGACCCGAACTTTGAGCGCTTCGGCTCTTCGGAATATACCATTGCCTTGGTGGATGAGGTTTCCGAGATTTCCGAGAAAGCGGTGGAAGTCCTGTTCTCCCGACTGCGTTGGCGTATCCATGATACCTTCAAGACACCGCGGATGTTGCTGACCACAAACCCGACCATTACATGGGTTCGTGCCCGCTTTGTTCAGGACGAGAATGGCGAAAGTGTGAAATGCCGTGAAGGTGAAGCGTATGTTCCGTTCAGCGTTTTTGACAATCCCAATATTGCTTTCAGGCAAGTATATGAAGCAGCCCTTAACAAGATTCGGGACCAGGCAACCAAAGAGCGATTGTTGTACGGTAACTGGGATTTCGTGGAAGCGAATGACATGGCGGTTTATGGAGGCTTTGACGGGGCACGCCACCTTATAACCGGTTTGAAAGAGAAAGTTTATGATCCGACCCGTCCCATCATAACCGTATGGGACTTCAATGTGGCGCCACAGATGTCAGTGCTTTCCGCTCAAATTGATTATGACAACAAGAAGGTATACATTCTTGAGGAAATACTCGGCAAGCCGGAAGACAAGGAAAATAACACCCCGGCTCTTGCCCGCAAGGTAAGAATGAAACTATACAGGGACAAGCATATCGGTGGCGTGGATGTGACTGGCGACCCGGCAGGTCTGCAACGCTCAACGACCAATGAGGATGGCGTAAACAATTATACCATTATTGTAGACACTTTCGGCAAAGGGATACTGAGACCCAAAATCAAACTCCTGCGAAAGCAACCTCCGCAAGCCACGCGTTGCGAGTTTGTCAATGAAGTTTTTAATGGATATGAAGGTTGGGAGATTCAGATCGACATCAAGTGTCGACGTCTGACGCAGGACCTTATATACCAGTTGCGCAATGAGGACGGAACCAAAAGCAAGCATAAAGTAACTGACCCCAAAACAGGAGTCAAATACGAAAGATACGGACATCTCTCAGACTGTCTTGATTACCTGTTGTGCTTTTACCTGCGTGACAGTTGGTACAAATACAAAAATGGCGGTGACGGCAATGGCTATGTGGTATCTACCACTGTGATACAGGAAGGATTTTCATACTAATATAAGGACGACATGTACAGACGTTTTCTCAATAACAATGACTATCTGGGGATAATCACTCCGGAGGCTCTTTCCCAACTGACAAGGGGGAACGAAGACCGTTTCATCCAGGCGGAAGAATCGGCCGAGATGAGCGTTGTGGAGTACCTGTCCGAGAACTATGAGGTTGAAAAGGAACTTGCCAAGGGTAAATATATTGCCGAATATAATCGGCGTATTACCTATCCGGTAGGCGTGCATATCTATTTTGATGGACAGATTTATGAGGTTATCCGTTCCATCAGTGGATATCGCAAGCCGGCAACAGGTCAATATTGGGAAGAATATTCGGGAATTGACCTTGATGCTTGTCACGTATCCTGTTATTCGCAGTTCAACACCTATTATCCCGGAGACAAGGTGAATTACAATGACGTGATTTATGTCTGTCTCAAGGAGAACGGCTACAAATTCGATGATATTCGCATTCCGATGGTGAATGGCTGGCTGGAGGCTGAAATCGCACCGTGGAACCCGGTGGAATATCCCCTATGGAGTGTTGTGGAGTATGACAACGGATTTTTCACGCTGATGACACTGGATAACTTCGACAGTAACCTCGATCCGATGACGTCGGACTGCTGGGGCGCCATAGCTGATTATGATTCCGAGTACAATGCTTATGAGTTGTCTGAAAATGAATATGTGGTTTATAACGGACACGTTTTTTACCCGGAAACGGACGTAAACGCCGACATACCACAAGTCGGGCGGAACATTTCGCTGCACGATCCCCGCAACTACAACCTCAAGAAACACATGGTGCGGTTGGCACTGTACGAACTCACGAAACTCATTGCACCTAATAATGTCAGCGTAGTCCGTATGCGCGACTACGAGGATTCCATGAAATGGCTTAATGATGCGGCCAAGTTGCGTCTCAATCCGCAGATTCCACGAAAACTTGATGAGACGAAAAAGCCAGTCACCGACTGGCAACTGGCTACCTTCCAAACGGATTATGATCCGTACAGGAATCCTTGGATGGTATGAAGTTAATCAAATTAATTTCACATTGAATGATACTGTTTCAAAATGTAGATGTGGGGCTACAGATTTACCAGATTTGTCTTCTCAACAATAAAAGAGTAGGCTTTATGGGCTTGACAAAGAAACAGTTTTACGAGTTAATATGGTAAAAATGGTTATAGGACCTGTTGGAGATTTTATTGGAGAATATGATGTTTTCGAAGTGGTGGATATTTCTACGGAGATATTTCCTCAAAAACAAATGCAATGGTTTCTGTCCGGGGCGTAGTTGCGGCCATAGATGTATGCTGACGTCCCGGATTCTCGCGACTGCTACGAGAACTTTCATCCTCGAATACTGGCGATCCTATGCAATCAGGAGGATGAGTGCGAACGTCTAGCCGGAATGCTCTATACGAAAGGTCTCACGCAGGAGCAGTTCGGCGAGGTATCCAGGATCTCTATGGCGAGCACTTGAGCAAGACAAGCATCCCACCGCTTCATAACAACCTCTGCGAGGACGTCTCGTAATGACTCACTCAATCTCTGAAGATGTATTACATGTTCGCCTTCAAAGATTGCGAATACATGAAGATCCACCGCAAGTGGAGTGTGGAGACCGAAGCCTTTTCCGTAGAGCTGGATCTGTGAAGACAAGTGCCGTGAAATGTCGGGGGGGCTCCAACAAACACATGGGGAGCACCTTGGTCTGGAGTGAGATGCTCGCAGAACTGCACGAATGGTGCATGCGGGGAATCGGCTTGGTGTGTGCCAACGGGTTGAGGATCCAGCCTACAAAGCCAATTTCATCTATCTGAACTACGAAGCAAGGATTCAGTCGATAATCTGACCAACGAGTTGAATCGAATATTTATAGAAGGACTTTCGACGGGGTACACGCATAAGGAAGACCATATCCAACGAGAGCCGGTTCTGCGGCTGATGGGCAAAACAGCCATGAATAAGTAATCGAACCTGCGGCCATAATACATTGTCCCGTTTTTTTTAATAACATAACAAACAATAAAAAAGATATGCTATCTTTGCAAAAGATATCAAATGAGCACTAACATATAAGGGGCAACCCGCTGAACTGAACGTCGAACTCGCAATTCTCGTAATCTCTATCAGTCAGTCGGCTTGCGGTCCTCGGTATATACCTTGTGGTATAGCCGTGGACGCATGGACTGTGATTGATAGAGAGGCTATGCGAGGCCCGACGTTCAAGAATGGTACTTGCGTCCTTTTTTTATGAAATACAAAGCCATAATGAGAAATTGCTTATAACAATTGTGAACTTATATAGCCACATTTAAAACTTGTTGCAATAAAACTGGAGGAAGCCCAATCAAAAATGCCGTCGCTGGCACTTGTCAAATGTGCAGGACATTCAACCAGTTTACGTGGGTCCGTATCGAATGATACGGTCCCATTTTTGTTTCCGTCAATGTACCATGACAAAAAATAATGGCCATGAAAGCCAACTCAACTAGTGTCCTTCGGTAGGTTCATCATCCTTTTTGTATCTGGAAATATTCCGTGTATTTAATGTCCACGTATGGGTTGTCACTAGAGATGGACTGATGAATGGCCTTGACCCGTTTCCAGAACCACCACCCTTTGTATTCTACCCATATAGCCTGATTTAATGTTACGGGAACCCGGATTTGGCCCTTTAATCGGCTATCCTCAATCATTCCGGTAAGTTGGATGTGCGGGGTAATCATCTCCACTTTTTGACGGAGCAACGGAACGGTATCGCGTATAATGACGGTATCCTTTACGGCTGCATCGATTGGTCCACCTACCTCCAACTGATGTTTGGCGGCCGCTTCGAGATTCTTGATCTTCACCCCAAGTTTTTTTATGGTCTCGGCATCCTGTGCACGGAAGCGTTTGTACTCTTCCACCGTCAACCGTAACCCTTTGGTATCGACAGCGAGTGTTGTGGAATCGATACGCATACGGCGCACCTCAGACAGCAAAGCTGTATTGTTTGCCTGGTAGCGGTCTCTTTCGTTTGCCAGGTGTACGTTCCTGCGATATTGGATGTAGACGATGCCCGACAGCAGCAGTACAGCCACGAGCAGATACTTTGACAATACTTTACTCATAGACTACAGCATTTTCTGGAATGAACCATATAAACTCATCCAAATAAGCTTCTTCAAGGAGTACCATGCCGCCACGAGGACTGGTTTCCATAAAGGAAAGGTCTTCGACTACAAGCCCTTTGCGCCCGACAAGTTCGTCCAGATGCATTTGGGTCAATTCGTCAGAGGCGACAATGGTCACATAGGCATTCTTTATCATAACATCCGTCTCTCGTTTGTTCTCTTCAATGTTGTGACTGGCATTTGAGCAGTTCCCGTATATCCGCACGAATCTCGTGTAAATCATTCTGTACCGTGTTAAGCTGCATCATGGTCGCTTCAAATACCGACTTGTCGAGCTTCATGGCATTGATACGGTCATACTGATCTTTGATAGTCGCTTCCAATCCGGCACATTTGGTTTCCAGTTCCGCAATTTGAGCCGTGTTGTTGATGTGCTGAATATAGAGGGTCAGTGCAAATGTCAGTACCGCAACAATGATTTTGAAATACTTGAGTACGAATTCTTTCAGTTGTTCCATAATGGTAGTATTATTCGATTAGTATAGAGAACGCTTCCTTTATTGCCCTCAAGAGCAATTCTGCCGCTGCACTGTTCCAGAATCCATAAACGACAAGTGCGACCAGAATCACCAGATATACCCACCATGCCACCTCGTTTTTATCAATCTTCCCTTTCTTCATCTTGAGACGGGTTTGTTGGGACTATCACGTTGAATATCACGTTCCCGTCACCGCCCTCGATGCGCAGTCTGTTCTCCTCCTTGTGTTTGATGGGGAAAATATCCATCAGCGCTTTGGCGGCATTCACAGAAACGGCCCTGAGGGGAGCCGGAGAGAGAGGGACACCGAAGCGGTCTGTAAAGTCCGCCGTTGCCGTTTCGTCCATGACGGCTTTCAGCGTCTCGGTAACCTGAAGCTTCACGGCCATAGTTTCCATTTCGAACCGTTCCGACGAAAGCAGGCTTTTGATGTGTGCCAGCACATGAGGCTTGTTCATAAGGTAATTCGCCGCCGCATTGGGGTTTTTGGTATGTTTCTCTCCAAATACTTCGACATAACATTTCTTCGGGCGACCGGCAAACTCCAGTCCCCCGTTTACATACAGCTCGCAGAATTGAAGTTCCTCCTCAGAGAGCTGTTTAAGTTCCTTGCTTTCTTTTGTATTATTTGTTTCCGGCATAGTTGTTCTTTCTTTATTCAAGAATAGGTTCATTCTCTTTTCGGGGTTTTCAGAAATTCGGATTTCTCCTGTATCAACTGTTCCATCAGTGCCTCATAGAAGACCTGGGCCAGCGCATCAGCACAAGCCTCAGCATCAGCCAATGAATTGATAAGGCGCATGTTGAACTTGATTTCGAGATCATAGCCGCTAATAATTGCCATGAGCTCGTTCCCGTCATAGTTTACCGCGCCATAGGTCATTCTGTCGGCAGTCCTGAACGTAATGGTTTCAGGTATTTGTCCGTTTGCAGTTTTGTCTTCTTCTTTCATATACAATTGCTATATTTTGAAATATTTTCGTGTTTTTTCCTTTTCACGGGTAAGCGAATCTGTTCCTTCCGGGTTTCGCAATCTTGAAGTAAATACCCCCAGGATGTCAAGGGTTGCCGTTACATCTGCTGCAGCATCATGGGCATCATCCAGTTCTACGCCGACCCTCTCCGCCACTATTTCTAACTTGCAGGATGTTATTTCGGCATTCGACGCGAATGTCAGCCGGCTGATGAGAAGTGTGTCGATATAATGAGGCTGAAAGTTGCCGTAGTAGTCCTTGGTCCCGGAAAATACTTTTTCAAATTCCGCCACAAGCCCCGCATAGTTCATCAGTTGCTGCATGAACCCGATATCAAACGCGATGTTCTGGCCGATAAGAAACGGCTTGCATGGATGACCCTTCGAGAGAGTATTCCGTTTGGCGAAATCGATGACTGCCCCGGCAACGGCCTGTATGTCTACACCTTGGTTCCGGAGCGTCTCCATAGTGATGGCCGAATAGTCCAACGCATTCTGCTCGTATTTCATCGGTGTCTGTTCCTCCCGCGCCTGTTCGTGTCTTGTCCGCAAGACCTTTTTACGGGGGATGCCCGTATCTCTCCTGCAATATGGAGAAATGTATGCCTGATAACTGTCTATGGTCTGCCAGGTGTCCAGCCGGACAGCCTGCAACGCGATCTGCGTACAGGCACATTCCCGACAATCCAGCCCGCCGGTCTCAAAATCAAGACCGATACCGACGTATATTTTCTGTTCTGCTTTGGGTGCCATGATTATGGTAAAATAAACATTAAAGAATTTTTATAGGTCTGTAAAGCGTTACAGCCCGTGTAATTGCTGTAGCGGATAACAGCGGTCATAATAACCACCTTGTCTTTCATGGAGAGTATTTCCGCTTTATGGGCTGAATAGAAGTCATTCCAACAGACACATTCTACAAGCTGGTTGTTCTGCGCCAGTACAAGTTTGGCGAATCGTTTCCTTGAGCCCGTTTCTCGGTCATTGTAGCTGTGTTCCGACACGTCGGCTACGGTCGCGCAAACGGTGGCTCTTCGGCCGTCATTCTCGTCCTTGAGTATCTCTTCCAGGGATAAATAGCTCGCCTTTCCCTTGACCGCGGCGCGGGCCTCGGAATTGTCAAATATGCGTCGGTAATCGATGCTGCCGATACCCGAAACTTCGATCTGGAGTCTTGACCAGAAATAGTGTCTGTCACGCAAGGATTCCGGGAAGTCTTTCTCGGGGAGTTCGAATCCGAGCTCTTGCGCCGCCCGCTTCAGAACGGCATGACGTTCGGTTACCGCCTGAACATTTTCTATTCGGTCAAAACAGCCGGCAAGTATCATGTTCTTTACATGACGGGCATTGACGGGAACCTTGACCGCCTCGTCCGGGTTATCCGGGTCCTCCCAGTATTTGTATTTTTTGAGCTTGTACCGAAATATCCGGTGGATGAAGTTCTCGATACTAAGAAAAGCTCCTTTAGCCCGTTCTGTCACAATGTATTCAACGGTTTTAATTCCCACCTGTTTGATGCGTGTCAGGGACCAGTAAATTTCATCCGTGGTATAATCGGTGAAAAACTCCACTGTAGAGTGGTTGATGTCAGGAGGTACAATCTTGGCGCCCGAGCACCGTTCCATCTCTGACATGAGGGAAGGGATTTCCTTGTCATCGGCCCATTGCAGGGCGACCGTATAGAATGCCGAGGGGAAATTGGCTTTGAGCCATGCTCCGCAGAAGGCAGTCAAGGCGTATGCCGCTGCATGGCTCCGATTGAAGGAGTATTTCCCCGCCACTTCAATCTTATGCCAGATCTCTTCTGCTTCATAGTCGGGGCAGCCGTTACGGATGGCTCCTGCTATGAAATCGGCCTTTAAGGAGGCCATAAGGTCGGCTTTCTTTTTTCCGATGGCTTTGCGCAGGTAGTCTGTCTTTCCCAAGTCAAATCCTCCGAGGGTATGGGCCACGGACATGAACTGTTCCTGGTACACCATAATTCCGAATGTGTTCCTGGTCGCCTCATAGCAACCGAAATTGTATACCGGCTCTACTTCTCCGCGCCTGAAACGCACATAGTCATCCGTTGCGCCGATATCGAGTGTTGCCGGCCGGTACAAAGCATTGATGGCGATCAGGTCTTCGATACAGTCGGGCTGCACATCTTGAATGAAACGGGTGATACCCGGAGAAGAGAACTGAAAGACGTTCTGCGTATTCCCTTCCGACAACAACCGGTAAGTCTTCTCGTCATCAAGCATCTCGCCGGTAATCCTTTCTATGCTTAGCGACTGCCCGTAATGTTCGTTGACCAAACGGAGTATGGCACTGAGTTTGGCCAGTTCCTTGGTGGCAAGCACGTCCTCCTTCAATAGACCGATCTCATCCACGGAATAGCCGTCAAACTCGGACACCAACGCACCATCCATTTTGCGAACAGGCAGGAAATCGAAACACTCGGCTGTCTGCCCATCTTTGGAATCGGGAGTGACAATGATTGCCGAAGCGTGTATGGAAGCAGCCTTGGGTTGGCCAAGTATCATGCGCACGTCTTCAATAACCTGCGGGTAACGCTGGATAAAATCATAGAGCTTGCGGTTGGAACGGGCGAGCATGAAAAGCCCTGTCCATTCCGTCGTATCGTCCAGCATTGCAGTGATGTAGTTGACGATGTGGTGAGGTATTCTGTGCACTCTCGCCACATCTTTCAGGGCAGCTTTCAACTTCATGGTTGTGAACGTGCCCGCAGAAAAAACCCGCTGACGTCCATTAACGTTGTATCGTTCTTCAAGGTAATCCTTGATTTCCTGCCTGCGGTCTGAGGCGTAATCGACATCGATATCCGCCTTACGGGAGGGCGGAATGTCCGCCCTCCACAAGTCCCTTTCCTACGAACGAATCCATCACGCTGGTCGCTTCATCCGCTCTTTTAATTGTTACCTCTGTTATTCTCATGTTATCGAATATATTTCTTGTAGTTGATAATGTCAGAGACGGTCTGCCGGGACACACTGTATTGCTGTGCCAACTTCTCCTGGGTGGTTCCTCCGGCGTGATATGCAACCCGTATCGCTTCCGCCTCGGCATTGGTCAGTTTTGCATTGGGGCTTTTCTCACCATAATCCCATTTCAGATTATTGGCGATGGCGTGCTCCATATTCCGCTGGTGCGTGCACATTTCCAGATTGTCTGCGGCATTGTTATAGCGGTTGCCGTCAAGGTGGTTGACTTCCAGTCTTGGATTCCAGCCCTCAAGGAAATATTCCGCGACCAGCCTGTGGACGGTGAACTTGGTCCCGATCCCTTCCTTGTAAAGCCTTACACGGTCGTAGAGCGAAGTTGTGCCGCACCAGTGGCATAGGATCCGCTCGGGCTGCGTATATGTGATTCCGTCGTGTGAGACTTCCCGTTCGAGACTCTTGATACGACCTTTGTTGCTGATTTGATAATACCCTTCATAATTGCGAATGTCCACCCAGACTTCCTGGGTGCTGCTCATCTGTTATTCTGTTCAGTGCTGTCGTGTATATTTCCGGATCTATTTCAATTCCAACGAACCGCCGCCCGGCATTCCGGCATGCAATGGCGCAACTTCCGCTTCCCATTGCAAAATCCAAGACCAGATCACCTTCATCGGTATAGGTTCTGATGAGGTATTCGAGGAGGGCAACCGGTTTCTGGGCTGAATGCAGGCACGAGAGCTGTTTATCTGTCTTGAATCTAAGTACGCTGCGGGGATAACGCTCTGTGGAGATATAATCCCGGTAGTTGTCATGCTTGCGGTAAATCTCCCCGGCATTACATTTTTGCTGATGGGCGGCCATTATGACTTTGCGTTTATGGCCTTCACTTTTTATCGGATTGTACAGTGGAAGCCGGTCATAAAACACCAGAATATCCTCGTGCGCTTTCATCGGCATTCGTCTGGCATTGAGAAAGCCGGTAGCCAGCGTTTTTTCCCAGACCCAGGCATAGCGCAGTTTTTTCAGGTTCGAACTGCCAAGCACACTGGTAAAAGGTTGCTGACAGAAAAGGAGTGTCGGAGTGTCCGGCATCGTGACCGACCCGACTGCCTGCCACATGCCGGGTATGTCAATCACGGAATCCCATCGGCAATGTGTTGTCCCGTATGGCGGATCAGTAAAGACCATATCGGCCCTAAGCCCTTCTCCGGCAAGTACAGGTAATACCTCCAAAGCGTCTCCCAAATACAAATCACAGCCCTTATACGGCTGATGGTGTTGAAATGGTTTGTTCATGCGTTTCGAGTTCTTTCAGGTTCCACAAGCAATCTCGGCGGTCGAAAAGAATCTCATCGCCACAAATCAATTCATCGGCATACAGGGTCATTTCATTCCCGTTTCGTAGCACTCTCAGGCGGGCATCCGGCAGCAAGCGGAAAACCGATTCTCCGGAGTGAATTTCCACGAACTTGCCACCCCGTTCCAACGGAACATCGGGGGCCAGCACGGTCAGTTCGTCTTTCCAGTTAAGACCGCAGCGTTCAGGCACAAGAAAGCGGGAGAAAAGCAGTCCATAGCGCAAGGGGTCAATGGAGGTAATGCCCAACAGGTATGAGACAAGAGAGCCTCCTGCAGAACCTCGACCAATACCGGTGGCAATCCCTCTTCTGTGCGCCTCGCAGACCATATCCCACTGTATAAGGAAGTAGTCCACGTTATTGGTGGATTCTATGATGTAGACTTCATCGTCCAGACGTTCCCTGTAACGGTCGTGTTCCGTCGGGGGTATCTTTGCCTGAAGCCCTTCGTCCAGCAACCGGAGAAACATCGTTCTGCGGTCTCCGTATTTTTGAAGTTCATCTTCCCGCATCATGTATTCCGGCATAAACATATGTCCGGTTTCAAAAGCCGCGGCAGCTTCTTCCGCTATCCGTACTGTATGTCGGCACATCCGCGCGAAAATCCGGTCAAAGTCCCAACTCCCATCAAAGAGTTGCGACAACTGCACATAAAGTTCGTCTACCGTTTTCAGGTATTGGTCATCGCTCTGTTCGTGCGCTGCCCCTGATGCAATCTTGTTCAGAAGGATTTTGGCTCCGGCCTCATCCTTATCCGGGTAATAGCAGTCCGGTATCAGTATCGGTTCCACCGAGAAGCGACCGGTATGTTTGTCATAACAGCTTTTGAAATAGTGCTGTAATGCACAAAGTTGTTCCCGATCGATACGGTCCGCCTTGAACTCCGAAGCGTCTACCTGATAGTAGACTGATTCGAATCCCTGACGCAACCGTTCAACCTGACGGGGATGATCCGTCATCCAGTAAGCGGACCGGGTGCCGAATACAAGGACGCAGCCTTCTGCACAGGTAAGAAGCCGGTCATACAACAGACTTGGTATTTCAGAATCTACCATAATGGCCCGTTGCACTTTCAACAGATTGCGCAGGCCCCGGTTGTCGAGAGCATATATCTTCACGTCCACCGATGTCTCCTCGTGCTGCATCTTCAACGTATAACCGAAGATATGTTTCAGACCGGCGGAAGCGCAGGTCTTCTGGAAATTCAGGGTTGCCGCCATCGTGTTCCTGTCGCAGATACCCAGGGCCTTTTGTCCGAGCCAGACAGCCTTACGGCACCAGGTTTCCAAAGCTCCTGAACCGTTAAGCAGTTCATAAGGAGTATGAATGCCGAGGTGGACAAACGGCACCTGGTGTTGAAGAGGTCGCGGGCGACCTATGTACTTGAGAATGTTGAAACGGAACTCCTCCCGCAAGTCGTAGTAGTACCAGTTCCTCCCGAAAGGGAACGCTACATGGTAGATACCTTCTTCCATCAGCACTTCCGGATTCTCCATCAGATTGAAAACGGGGTTCTCGCCATCGCCACGGAATATGGACTCAACACCCGACAAATCGGCCAAGAAGAGTTTTCCGAAATCCGGGATGTCTACCACCTCTGCATCGATGGGGACATATGTAATACCCTGGGCATCCAGCCAGGCTGTCAGTTCCTGCATCATTTTTCCTGTACTTTTGATAGTTTGTACTCGATGGGGGTCAGGAGACGGTAGGCAAAGGTCTCATATACTTGATCGGGTTCCATCTCATCCCAATCTTTTTTAGCGTCGGCAATATCTGCCACCAAAACCTCGAAATAGGGTTTCAGACGATCCACTGTATGCTTGACAGCGTCCACTGCATCGCCGTCATAACCGACCACCACGACTTTCACGTCTTTGCATTGCAATTTATAAAGCTGTACGTCGGATATCTTTTTCCCGAAGGTTGCAATGGCGGCGATATGGGTATTGTCATACAGTTCCAGTTCGCGTGTAAGGGCTATGACATCAAAAATCCCCTCGGTAAGAATGACCGTGTCAGTCTCATCCGGACGGATGGAGTCGTAGTTGTAGAGCAGTTTCGAGAAATCGTTGTCCGTGGAGTTACGGTAACGCAGTATTTTGTATTCCCCGTTATGTTTCGCTTTCCTGTTGTGTGCGTCTATTTCTTTTTTCGGCCAGGTATGGCGCGCCACATAGCCTACTACCGAGTGATTGTCCTCCACAGGGAATATGACGTAATCGGAAAAACGAGGGTTCAGTTTACCTGTGACGCCTACCGGAAAATATTCGTAATCGTCAAAAGTAAACGACCGCTTTTGAAGGTAGGGATGACGGAACGTGCGCTTGTAAAAATCCGGAAGACAAGTCTCATGCACTTCGTCGTCCAGCTCCTCGACTTCCTGTCCCAGAATCAGATGCAGTTCCAGAGGAGCGTCCAAATCAGCCGTGGCCGTTACCATCAGGTCCATGCGGCCGAGTGCCGACAGCAGTTGTTCAAGTGTTCTGGTGGAGGCCCCGCATGAAAAGCAATGCGACATGAATGGCTTTCGATGGGAGGTTTCCCTGCCGATATAGATGCCGAACTTGCCTCTCGTCTTACCGCAGAATGGGCAACGGGGGACAATCAGGTTCTTGCCGCTTCCGTCTCGCTTGGCTCCTGTCTCCCTGATAATCTCCGCAATTAAATGCTGTTGTTCCTGTACCGATAGTTCCATACTAAGGTATAGGACATTCAACCAGCATCAGATTATGGAAAATGCAAAAAAATACGGTTGCCGTATCGACGGAACCGTAGTATCAGGTCTGTTTGTAGAATCAGCAATAGCGGCAATCGCCGTCTTGACCACACAGACAATGGTCAAGCCCTGATTCCAAGCTCTGACATGCTTTCGATATAATGACCGGAACCGATATTGTGATTGAATGACTTTCCCTGGCTGTTCAGACAGACGTTGATGATACGCATATCCCGTTTACGGGCTTTAGCGATTGTATTGGCGGTTCCGCCCTTTATTCCGTCAAAATAGCAGACCAGGGTCGAGCTGTTCGATACCAGGACTTCATTCCGGCGGTCGAAGCAATCACGGGTGTATTCAGGACAGACAGCATATATCTGTGCAGAAGCCGCCATAATGCGGGCGTACATTCGATAATAGGCGGTATCTTTTGTGGTCTTGGGAATGTAGGCCGGGACAGCCACAATTTTCAGGTCAGGCAATTCCAGGTGCATCTCCAAAACAGCTTCGCCACCCCAGATGTCGAATCCGTCTGCCATCCCCGTGAGATACACATCATATCCTTCTTTATACAGAAGGCGGATAATAACTTTCAGCCGTTCCAGAACGGTTCGGTGTACGGCGTCCATAAGATAATTTATCCCTCTGCTGGACAGGCTTTCCATAATTTTTTGCGGGCGATAACCGGTGAAGGCGACAGTTCTGGCCGGATCTATCGACGGAATGGCAATGGTATTCAAAGTCAAGGTTTGTGGCTGGTGTAAGGTGTGTTTTTATGAGCCAATCTCCTCACTGCCTCCGACAATAAAAAATCCCGGACGCAGGTGCAACTCCGTTCAGTCGGCCTTAGGAAGCCTGCGTGGTAGTTGCCCTTACGCCCGGGAAGCTCTTACCGATATGGCAAGAACACCCCCGAGTTTCAGACAAGATTTACACCACGCTATAAATTTCCTAAGTTTACTGAACGGTATAAAGGATGTCTTTGACCCTTATGTCAATATGTTGCGGCATCAGCCGTCTGTCTCAATTCTATCTACATAAGTCGTATATTTCAAATATATTTATTCAAGTTGTACAAAGATACGATTTTGAAAACAATAAAATGCCAATATCCTGAATATTTTGGTATACGAGCGTTCTTATTGCTTACTCCCTATTGAGGTTCAATGTCCGCTGCCCGTCATAGAACACTTCATTATCGTAGTCCGTCGCTATCTTGATGGTGTCTCCTTTCTTAAAGAAACGGCTTTTGGCGATATGCAGGCGCATGACGTTCTCCTTACGCTCGGCCGACGACTGGTTGAGAGAGATCAGATGGGTGCAGGGTCTTGCCAGGCCTTTCGCCTCGGAACAGTTATATTCGGTCAGCACATTCCGTTCGTCGTTGAGCCATTCCCGGTCCTCAATGGTCGACTGGTAAGTCACCACCATCCATACCTTCTCATCGGCCGCCAGGTCCTTGAGGTCATTGGCTACTGCGATACGCTTGGCTCTTTCGTGGTCAACACCCCAAGCGCGTCGTGAGGCATCCGTCAGCAGATCCATGGAGTCGATGATGACGATGTCGGGATTGTGGCCTTTAAGTTTACGATATTCTGATATTCCGTTCTTAATATCCAGTGTGGACACCTGCGCATTGAATCTGGGATAACTGCGCACAGTGATGCTGCCGGCATAGGAAGCTACGAGCTTTTCCAGGTGTCTCATTTCCGTGTCGGAAATCTTACCCCGTTCGAAATAGTAGGCATTTTTGGAGATGAGCCCTCCGGAATAGGCATTCAGCGCCTCCTCTTCCGACCCCTCCAACTGAAAATGCAAAACATGAAGGCCGTCATCGATGTCTGCCCGTACCCCAATCCATTTGGCGATGTGGGATTTTCCGACTCCGGTGGAGGCCAGGAAACAGGTCAGTTGCCCCCGCAGGTTACGACCCGCATTCAGCGTATCCATGTATGGGATATAAAAACGCGACACGCGAGGAGATGCCGAGCGCTCTTCCTCTTCCTCCCGACGCCTGTTCCGCTCGAAGCGTTCTGCGAACGTCTCGGCCACATCTACAAACGAGGTGTTCTTGAGCGTAAAACCTGCCAGCCATTCGGCGTACTCCCGCAGTGTTTTCTCGGCCTTGTCCTGCCTGTTTTCGTTGTACAGTTTCCCGACCTCGGCGTAGACAGCCTGCAAGCGTACCCCCTTGATGTACGACTCAAGCATATCGGTCATCACCTCGGCACTCTGCCCCTCGTCATACTCCCGGAAAGTGTCTATGAGTTCCACGGCATCATAATCTTCCTGAAACTTCTGCGCAAGAATCGCGTAAGACGGAGGAGTCTTGTAGGTCCTGAAATGGGCGGCAATGGCGTCCTGCACGCGCTGGAAGGCACGGTCGGGCAAGTATTCCTTCCTCATGTGCCTGGCCAGCACCGCGCAGAGCGCTTCCTGTCTCAATGCCGTGGCATAGAGTTCATACAGGAACTCGGCACTCAGTGGATTGGTCGTACTCATCGGCATTCCTCCTTTTCGTTCCATATTTCACAGCGCAACCGATAGAGTTCGGGGTATTGCGCCGCTGTCCGCAACCGACAAGGCGCCGCACGTCGGCATCTTCTACAAGAGGGAGAGAACGGCGTCCACAGCAGGGTCGAGTTCCCGCAGATGAGATACCCTGCCTCGGAGGAGAGCAACCTTCGTTTTGTAACCTCCTCATACTCGGGGAAGACAAAACGCGTGAAAGGATGCCTTTTTCTGCTCTCGGCCGAGGCATAAATGTCTGCTCTCGAAAACCCGAAACTTTTCAGCCATCTGTCCTCGTAAAAGCGCCGTTGTTTCCCCGTCTGGAGATACCTGCTCACGGCTTTCTGTCCGAAGGAGTGCGACACGTCCCAACGCTTGCGGTATGAAGCCTCAAATCCGGAGATGGCATAAACCTGGCAGATGCAGAAATCGGCCAGCCGTTCTCCACTGACCGTTATCACCTTTTTCTCCAGCCGGTCAAAACAGGCTTCCAGCAAACGCACGGACCTGCCACCTGCGGGGAAGGTGAAGTCGCCCCACAGCGTGTCCCGCACAAGCCGTTCGAAAACCCTGCGCGCACTCTCAGTCCATTCTTTTTTCTCCATCGCGCGTCAGAAGATTACGGAGTTGGTTCTTGGCCAGGAACAATCGGCTCTTGACCGTTTCTATGTTCTTGGACTGAAGCAATCCTTTGCGATGCAGAATATCGGTAATCTCACCGATTTTGTACCCGGCCTGCTGAAGCAGCAGTGGTTCCCGATAGATGGGCTTCAGACGCCGGAGCGCCCACAGGATATCATCGTTGTAATACTGTTCGTAGTTGTCGATGCCCAAACAGGTCTCCGACGGCTCGTCGTCATAAAGCAAGGTTGATTTCAACTCGCTGACATCGACGTTTTCGTCCGGAAGCAGCCGGTTTCTGTTCCGGTTGTTCAAGTCGGTCATCAGCCGCTGCGTCACGGCATATATCCACGTCTTCACCGGCCGACGCGGATCATAGCTGTCCATATACTTGAAGAAGTTGATCAGGGCTTCCTGATAGTTGTCCTCAACATCTTCCTGATTGAATGTATATTTGATGCAAATGCTGTATATCAGATTTTTGTGTGGCAGTACATACTTCCTCAACAGTTCTGCCCGTCTTATGGCCGATTCGTCACCTAATGACGGAATCACGCCCAACACATCTTTCTTTTCCACTCTTTCACTGACTGAAAAGGGGTGATACACAATCTCATGTCCTAATCTGTCAGCTTCCGGGAGCGTCAATTGAAAATCGGGCGGCCTCAGACGGCCGCCCGGAATCTGTGTCTTATTGTCAAATCACAGGCGGTGCTTGCGGATGAAATAGTAAAACAGGTGACAGGCATCCGCGGCATTGTCATCAACGGGGACTATCCCATAGCGATTCTTGCAGGCTGCAATCATCTCCTCTTTGGTAGCCCGCCCGTTTCCGGTGGCCCACTTCTTAAGTACCGCCGGGTTGATGAACTCCGGTTCGGGAATATCGGTTTCATCGCATACCTCCAGCAGCACACCCCGCAGTTCAGCCAGGCGTCTCATGTCATAGAAATGCCTGTTCATGGCCACATCCTCCGCCACGATATACCTGATGCCGTGCTCTGTGATAAACGCCATAAGCGTTTCCCTGAAAGAACCGTGCATCTTGTTACCGTTGCGTCTTCTGCTTTCGGTGAAGTTCCAGGTTCCGGCCCCATGCAGGGAGAAATAACCCGTATGCGTAGCTATATCAAGCGCCAGCACCTGCTCCCTGGTCATGTTCTCATTCTCCGATTCTCGATTCGCCATTCTCTTTCGTGATTACAAGTTTATGGGGATATCCTTCGGCCACGTTTCCATGAGACACCACCAGGACAGTTCCGCCCAAGGCATTAAGGGCCTCGAACATGGCTGCCAGACCGACTTCGTCTACCGCTTCAAGGATTTCGTCAAGGACCAGCAGATCCAATCCCTTGCCGTCTTCGCAATTGCAGTTCACAAGTCTCTGCATGGCAAGGATGGTCGCCAGGTTGACACGCGCCGCTTCACCGGCCGAGAACTTTCCGAAGGAGCCGCAGTCCACACCGTCCCGGAGCAGCGAGATGGAAATTTTCTCCCGGATCTTCCCACTTTTCAGGACGGTATACCCGTCAAAGCGGATACGGATGTCACTGCCTATATTCTGCAGGAATTCGTTGGTGATACGGCTCAATGCCTCCACTTTGGAATTGGCAAGATACGTTTTGAACTGTACGAAGCGTTCCTTTTGCACAACCAGAGTGCGAACCTTCTCGTCCAGCGCGAGTTTCTGCCCGGCGACTGCCATGGAGCGCTTCTTCTCCTTTTCCAGACTCTCTTTCAAGGAGTGCAAGAGATCTTCCGGCGAGGTGTTTTCCATTTCGCGGATAGTGCTTTGCAGCGTGTCGATCGCACATTCCGCTGCGTGTATCTCTTCCGACGACTTACGGATCTCCCGCTTGATGGCATTCTGCCGCTCGTCAATGAGTCCGAAAACTTCGTCGAAGACTTTCCGGCGTATGCTTTCAATCTCATTCTGCAGTGCCGTGATGTCAGCCGTCGCCCGCCTGCGGCTGTAATCGGCCTCTTCGACGCTGCGGGTTGCGAGTCGGATCGCCCGCTCGTGTTCGGAAAGCCGCTGTTCCCAGCCGTTGCGCTCGCTTTCCATCGTGCGTTTGTCGTTTCCAAGCCGGGCTTGCTGAAGTTCTGCAGCATCGGTCTCTTTCTGCTGATTCTCGATACGGGAGATAACTTCCGACAGATTGCTTTGTCTTAATTTCAGTTCTTTCATTCCGGCCTGAATGTCAAATCCGGGTTCTGCCACCAGAAACTCATGTCCGCACCGAGGGCACGAAATAGATCCTGCCAGCTTGTTTGACAGTTCGTCAAAGCCTGCCGAAATGACCTTACGTTTGCGACGCAACTGTTCCATCCGTTCTGCAAGGTCTTTCAGGTCGGATTCCAGTTCCTGCTGTCTGCGGACAATCTCCCCGGAGCGGGTTTCATACAGCTCACAGAACGAGCCATATTCACTCTTGAAGCGGTTGTAAGCCGCCTCTTTTTCTTCACGCTCCTGTTCGGCCTTGACAAGCGCCGCATCAAGACTTGCGAGTTGCGCCCGGGCAATCAGTAAATCTTCCTTTCGGCTTTTTACTTTTTCTCTCCAGTCTGTTCTCCGGGCATCCGTGAACATCGGCATCCATTCATCGATGCGGTCCAAACATTCTTCCAGCGAGCTTTCGCCCGATTCCAGTTCCTGTAGAAGCTCATCGACACGCCGTATCTCCTCTGCCTGTTCCGTCGCGGTGGAGACAATGCCGTTCAGCCGGCGAATCTCTTCCCGGCGGGAGGTGATGGAAGACTCCAAAGCAGCCAGACGCTCGCGCTTGGAACGTAAATGAGCTTCACTTTCTTCTTCCTGCTTTCGGATTTGCTCGAACAGCATCTCCACACGTCCATCCACTCCGGCCAGTTCAAGAGTTACCTTTTGGCGTTCTTCCTCCAATGGCTCAATGTCCCCATCAACGTGCGCAATGGCCTCGTCAACAAGAATCCCGTTTGAGAAACGGTTGATGATCTCCTTCTTCTCTTTATCGGAAGAAGAGAGGAAGTCTTCATAACGATATTTGGATAAAATAAAGTTATTCAGAAGTTCTTCCCGGGTGATGCCCAGTTTATCCAGGATATAACGGTTATAGGCATCCACGGACGGCTGTACTGCCTCGTCCGTGTCCACCTCCTTGCCGTCCCGCCAGAGCGTGCAGGCTACTGTCGAGGAACCCTTACGGGGTATTCGCCGACGTATGAGAAACGCCTCCTTCATTCCGTCATTCACCAGATGCAGCGTGACCGTACATTCTTCCGCCGCATCATTGATAATCTCTTCCGTGCGTATCTTACGCAACGGGCTTCCGGTGATGCCGACTGCGATACACTCCAGCAGGGCCGATTTCCCTGCGCCGTTCGACTGCTGGGAATCATTGTCCCGGTTGTCGCCGAAAATCAGGGTTGTCACCCCTTGATGAAGTGTATAGTCCAGTTGGCGGAAGGCACACAGATTTTCGGCTTTTATGCTTGCTAATCTCCACATGGTCTTTCGATTTTTGATAAATATTCCAATCCGAGTTCCACCTCGTCAATCTGCTTTTCATGGCAGAACTCCTCGTAAGTCTCGCGGATGCGATGGCTGTCGAACTTTTCAAAAAGGGAGGACGACGCGGCTTCAGGCGAAAGCTCCTCGTCCGGGATAAGTTCCACCCGCGTAGCCCCCGCTTCCAGCAAAGCCGCCTTATCCACGCTTTTCATGGCCGCTTGGGGTGCATGAACGCGCACCTTCACCCTGTAACGTCCGGCAGCTTCAATTTCTCGAAGTTCGTCCATCAGGTGCAGCCCCGCACGTTCGGCCGTAACATCGAGTACCCGGTAACGGATATTGGCTCTGTTCTTGATGAACTCGTGCGAGCCGTCGGAATAAATAAGCGTATAACCCTTCTCCTCGTCTTCGCCGAAGTTATGTTGACGTGAAGAACCGATATACTCGATGCTCGTTTTGGGAATGATTGTCCGGTTGTGGTAATGTCCTACGAATACCTTGTCAAATCCGGCAAAGATTCCAGTGGGCAGTTCCTTCTCCGAGGGTTGAGAAAGTGCACCATTGATACCCTCATGGATATAAAGGAAGTTAAGGCGCCGAAGATCGAGTGCTGCCTCCCTGAGCCGGTCCAATCTGGAAGTGAAGGAGCCGTCCTCGGGAAAGTAACCCATCATGTGCAGCATGAACCGACAATCCTTGCCCACAGGCAACGATACGAACTCATCGCACACCAGCACATTGGGATGCTGGTCGAACACGTGGCAATATCCGCGTTCCGCTTCCTGGTTCACCTTGTCATGGTTCCCCTCGGCAAGGGTTATGTGAATGCCGTGTTCCGCAGCCGTAAGCAGGGCATCGTGTACGGCCAGCAGCACATCAAGGGTCTGCGCGGCCCTGGCAAAGAAAAGGTCACCTCCGATGGCAATCTCTTTGACATCCATCTTCCTGCAAATATCTAAGGCCTCCTGCCAGTTGGCCTTGAATGCAGGAATGTTGTCTTTGGAAACATGTATGTCATTCAGCAATAAAAGGCAGGGATAACGGTCTTGCATAAGCGTACTGGATTAGGACGGGAGGTATCTATCCTCCCGTCGGTGAATAAATCAGGTTACTTATGAAAGGTTATCTGCGCCTTCTGGGGCGTTCGGTTCTTTCCTCTTCACGGACTCTCTCGGAAGTCTCCTCTTCTTCGGACTCTTCCGTTTCCGCAGGCTGGGGAGACGGTCCCTCTATTTCCTGTTCTATCAGTTCCAGCAGTTCGCGGTTGGTCGTAGAACGGGTAACGCGTACCGACAATCCTTCCTGTTCGATGTAGGCGCGAATCATAGCACGAAGTTCCTGCCCCTCCTCGGTCTTGTCGCCCAACGACTGGTCCTGGAGTTGTTCGTAACGGTCAAACAGATCGTCAAGAGCAAGGGTCGAACCTCCATTCTGTTCGTTGTCCTTGTTCTCTTTGGAACGACGGTCGAACGAGAATGCCGAAGTGTCTTCCTTGGGCAGTTCGTCGGACAACGTCTGCACGGTCTGCTTCATCTCGTCCGTATCCATGAGATTCATGCCATAAAGCGCATCGCACTGTTTGAGGAATTCTACGGTTGCCCCGAGGTGATAGCGCGTATATCGGTAAATGATTTCCGGGATGCGGGGAGATGCCATCAGAGCCGAGAGTTCTTCACGGGTAAGCGGAACCGTATCGGACTCGTTGTCGATGGAGATGATGTATTCGGTCTTCGCCCCGTTCTTGCGCTTCTCGATCTCCACGGGATAGGCGTCATACACGGAAGAAATGGGACAAGGATAGCTGGGGTTCTTGGAAAGTTTCTTGTTCCACAGTTTGAATTTGCGCTCGTCCAGGTCCTTGAACTGGGCATGGGAAAGCGTCAGCATCTGGATGCCTTTGGCTCGTTCGTCAAGATTAAAAATATACAGACAATGCCCGTAGCTGTACTTGAGACCTCCGCCGAAAGAGCCTCCATCGATTTTCTCTGCCAGTTTCTCGTCACCGGCATCCTTGGCCGCGGCCACAGCCATGCGACGATAAACATCAATCGGGTCGATGCTGTATCCTGCATCGGTAGCTCTGGTAACGGTCACATACATTTTCTGGGGTTTGTTCCCCGTTGTCGGTTTCTCCAACTCAAGCAGTAGCTGATGTACGGGGAATTCATAGCCCGGTCGTGACGGACTGCCGTCAGCATTGGGTGCGAGCGGAAGGATGCGTAAACGGTACACCCCGAACTTGTCCATGCGGAAAAATTCCGTGCGGGCAAAGGCTTTGTTTTCTTCCAACGCGCGTTGCTGCGCCTCTTGGTACGACTCCTGACTTTTCAGGAACATTTCTTCAATCGACATACCTTCCATGCCGGTTGTCTTGTCCAAATCTTCTTGCATCGTTCGTAAAATTTATGGATTAAAAATGCCCGAAGCAGCGGCACGGATTACCCCTGCCGCCGGAATCTGGAACAGACGGACGGGTTCGGTTGCACCGTCCGCATCAACTGATAAAATTGGGAGAAATGTCTCGCTGACCCTGCCTCCGGGAATGGAGGCTCATTTGACAAACTGAAAAGGCCTTGAATGACCTGCATACAAAAATAAACAAAGTGCTCAAATAACCAATGAATGTAATTAGATGTTTTGCATAAATCTAAAAATCAAAGGTTTATGAGATTGTTTTGGTCATATTTCTTATATTTTGCAGCAACCGTTCGCCTTTGGGCGAGTTCCTGGCTTCCTTGAGCAGCAGTTTCCTGTTCTGTTGGATGAAATACTCAATCTTGCGGCGGCATATACCCTCGTAATAGGTCTTCCGCCGGGGAGTAAGCACTTTCCCTCGGCGACAGAAGAGCCCATTCCGGCTGTACTCTTCCAGGTACCTCCGGAACTTGGGCTTTCTGTATGAGGCATCCTTCGAGGCTCGCGCCACCGATTCGATGACGTGCCAGTCCGGCTCGAAGACAGATTGTGCGGAACACAGCTTTTTCAACACGAAGTAGACCACCGGCATCTCATAGCGGAGCATGAATCCGATCCGCGTCTGCTCGAAAGGGAACCGTTTAAGTGTCCCCTTCGGCCTTCCTTCTTCGGGTTTTCGGGGCTTCGGGGAGCTGACTGCCCGCGTCTGCCTGCGCCTTTTCTTCTTTCCTGCTTTCATCCTGTTTAACTTGACTGGTTGTTTGTTCTGCCGCCGGCATCCGCCGTTCGGCAATTCTTCTGCGACTTTCTATGTCGCGGGTTACATTGATTCGTTTCATCAGACAAAGTATGTAAAATTAAGTTCGACATCGACGTTGTACATGCCACTTTCAAATAATTGAACCTTTCGGGACCCTCCATAGATAACAAAAGAAGAACCCCGATTATATTTATGGTCATCGTTCCAATTGGCCGCAGTACATCGTACACTGTATTTGGGAGGCTGAATCTTGTTGGGAATGACGGCTATGATGCCTCCCCAATTACTTCCGTCCCGGCGGGCTGTATTGATATATCCCTGAATAGACACAATATTCCCGATCTGGCGGACAAAGAAGCCGCGGGTATCCGTACCGGAACCGCTGTTCTCCATCTGCAGCCATCCCGTATCGGCGAGCAACGGCTGGTAGTCATCGGCATATGCGGCCCCGAGAGTACGGCATACCTGCCGTTTGGCTTCCACCGTGGTCAGCAGCAGATCCGTCAGCTTGCTGTCCCGTCGCAAATAGTCCTTGACCACCTCATCCTTGGAAAGTAGGTTCAGTTTCTCCCGGAGCAGTTGCAGAGCCTGTTCCGTGTTCTTGCCCTGAGAGACAAGATAGGTAATATAGTCCTGAAATAATGACTCCACTTTGGCAAAGCGACTGTCCTGTTGGACTTTCGTGTACAGGTTCAGATTGGCCGCCACCGTGTTCTGCTCCGAGGCGTTATAACCGGAAAGCAGGCGTTCTGCCTTGGCCTTCAGTTCCTTTGCCACAGCTGAAACCAAGGCATATCCTTCTACCTGGGAGTGGGACTTCTGCTCGTCGTCAACATAGGCGAAAGCCCCAGTCGTGATGGCTTGAAGCTTGTCGCGCAACTCGGCCGTGAAGATCACACCCGAATAGGCCGAGTCCGTGCCGAGTTTTCCCGCCAGCAGATTGTCAATTTCGGAAATGGAATATACATCGAGATTTTTCCGGGCTTTCCCTTTGTCCTGCACGTCCGAGAGATTCGAAGCCTTGGCCAACTTCAAGTCTCCCGTCCCTTTCTTTTCCGCATCCAGCGTATCCCGGACGGCGGCCTGCTTCCCGGCCTTGAGAGCCGCAGCCTCTTCGGGAGAGAGGCCGTTTACCTCCTCGGCTGAAAGGTAGACAAGTTCCTTGAGACCTTCCGTAATTTTCAGGAAAACCGTACCTGCCTCCGCCTTGGAGTAGACCTCCAGGTTCTTGCGGGCAGCAGCCTTGTCCATCACATCAAGCAGGTTCTCGTTCGCGGAGAGCTTCATTTTCAGCGCTTCGGCAACGGCCGCCGAAGTGACGTAGCCCGCGCCGCCTTCGGTCAACTCTCCGGTCGTGATGGCCTCCAGTTTCTTTCGGAAATCCGTTGTAAAATCCTCCGTGGAAAGCTGCTTTCCCTTGACCGCATCTACCTTGCCCGCCAGCGCGGAAGTAAAGGCGGTCTGGGAAACATAAATATCCCCAACGGCCTTCCCGTTGATTTTCAATGTCCCGTTCACATCTACGGCGCCGAAGGGATAAAGAACTATGTCTCCCAGCGTATTGCGGACAATAAAGCGGAATGAGTCTGTGGTATCATAGCCGAGCGAGGCAATATCCGCCGAAGCGCTGTCTTTCCAGAAGACCAGATTGACAAGGCGCATATTATCTTTCGTGTAGGCCGTATTGCGGATTTCCACACCACGTCCCGCACTGCTTACTGTAAGCAGTCCTCCGACAGTCGTGGAGGCATCCCTACCGGAAACAAGTAGAAGGGGTACTCCGCAGGCTTTACCGTCATGTACGGCAAAATCACGGTATTTCGTACCACCGCCCTCTTTTCCCCAATAGTTGACCCGCACGCACCCGTTGTCGGTTGCATCGGCCGTGTTGTACAGATCATATCCCTTGATGCGTAATGCTCCGACACGAGTATCATCAGCCGTAGAACATGCGTACACCAGTCCGTTTTCCGTGATACGGGCTAGCTCCTTTTCCTGTTTCATGAAGCTGAACGAGCCATCGGTGCGGATGACAATCTCATTGACCAGCAACCCGTTCAGGTATGCCCCCACGGAAGCATTTCCGTCCGTGCGGACAATTCCCCTGAGCATGTAACCGTTTTCACCACTGACCGACACGGCGGTCTTGGAGACGATCTCTTTCTGCCCGGTAAGTGTCCCGGCAAGCACCAGGTCTTTTTTGACAGTCTGACGTGAGAATGGCGTGTCGAGCAATACGGCGTACCGGCCGAAGAATTTGTCGATAAAGCGAGGGGCATAGTCCTGTGTCACTTCAATCGCTGCGGGAATCTTCCCCGTAACGGTATCCGGCACATCGGGGACACTGCGGCCTCCGATGCACAAGTAGCAGGTGCGTCCGCGCTTGTTCACGTCGTTGGCATAGACAACAGATTCGTGGCGGTTGGTTTCGTAGATGTAATATGGGTATACGGCATCAGTACATCCTTCAAAATAGCGGACTTTACCGCCGAGCCACACATAGCCCGGAGAAATCACGGCACCGTCAACCATACAGCCGGAAATGATGAAGTCGGAGCACCCGTCGAAGATGGCACTCATGCTCAACGCCAGTTCCTGAAGGTTCAGGATGTCATCCGAATAGGTATATCGTCCGCCGGTTTCGGCAACATATTCTTTCATGGGGTCGTATTCTTGTTGGGTTGATATTCTTCCTTGTCTATCTTGATCAAGTACGTCTTTCCGGCCAGTTTGTAAGTGTTGACCACATAGGAAAGCATATAGACCAGATCCTGGTGCGTAATGTTTACCGCAGGGACGCAGACCACAAAACTGACCTTGTTGATGAGCTTTTCCTCGACAAGCCGATAAAAGGGTCTGGGGCGTTCCGTTTCATCTGCCACCTGTATCTCTTCTCCGTTGTACCAGACAGTATAAGGCCGTTGGTATTCGGCATCTTCATGATAGAGATCCACACCGAGGCTTTCGCTCTCACTGATGAATATACGATCCTTTGGGTCGCAGATGTATTTCCCGAAACGGTAGTTCAGAAACCATTCGAAATAAATGACCTGTGAGGTCATCCGTGCTTCGATATGCCGTTCACGGGCAAAGACGCGGAAACGTTCGTTCAGGCTTTGCAGCGGATAGAGACAGCTCTGCACGAACAGGATGAACCGCCTGCCGGAGAGGTAATGGGGCATGAGGCTGTTGACCAGCCTGTCTACGGGCAGCTTATATCTCATGGTTCTCTATTTTCAGAATAATGGCCTCCCGGAAGGTGGGCAGATCCTGTTCCTCTTCTTTTCCCGAAGACTCCTTCAGGTATCCGGAGGAGGTGTAAGTCATGCGGTTCACCTTCTGCATCGGTTGTATCTTGCCGTCCGTATCATGGCTGGCAATGAAAACTCCTTGTTCGGGAATTGCATCGCTGTCAATATGAACATCGGTAACATGCTCGGCGCGGCGTATGGCATCCGTCAAACGGGATACATAGACCGCAGCGTCAAACTCGATATTCATGACATACTCCTTGAGCTGCGACTCAATGGCATCATACATCTCCGACTCAGGCACAGCCCCGTCATAGAATACTGTCAGCCGGGGAACCAATACATCACCTTTGGTGGAGATGACCTCGATGCGTGTCCCTGCGAATTTCAATTTGTTGATGTATGCGGTAATGGGGACAAGTTCTTCGGCTGGAATGGCCTCCAGATTTCCCTTGGAGCCGGTGGCGATTTTCAGAATCAGTTTATTGTCCAGATTGCTGTCGTCCGTACTCTCGGAATAGGAAACCTGCGTGATGATCCGTTTGGTCTCGTCCACCTGGGCATAGCCAAAAGCCAGTCCATCCTCGCGGACTACAAGCTCGTCTCCCTGTTGGTATTGCAGCAAGGCATTGGCGTAATAATTGGGAGTGCCGTTAATACGACCGTTGATTGCCTCGGAGATATCTACAGCAAAGACGTCCAACAGGGTCTCGAAACTGTATATGACAGCGGCGACAACCCAGAGAATACCGTTCATCACCGAGAGCTTTGAATCACTGGCGAATTCCGACAGTTCCATCCGCTTGTCTCGTTCCTTGACCGCCTCATTGTATATTTCTTTAATAGTCCTGCTCATGACTCTACCGTATAGATTTTATCTTCAATAATGAATTTCCACGGGCCTCCCTCGTTCCAGCTCTCCTCATGAAGGATAACCCAGATACATTCCATGCCGGATACGGGAAGGTAACGTGCGCTTTCCGGATCTCTGTCCGGCTCCCGGTAGATGCCGGAAGGTGTCACCGGGAAGGTGACCGTGCAATTTCTGCGGTTCCCATATCGATTCACGATTTCGTACAGAAAAGCATCTTCCACGTCTGGTTTCAGGTGACCTCCTCCCATATCCAGTGTCATCAGTTCCCGGCATCCGGCAAGAGGCGTGAGATCTGCCGTGGTTATTCCGGAAAGCCTCAGGGAATAAGTACCGTCCAACAGACGGAGTCCCTCCAGACTGACAGAAGCATTCTGCAGAGTCAGTTCCTCGACACGGAGAGGGTGAAACAAGAATATGGAATCCGGTTGCAGTCCGCTCCAGTCCAATGTCCTGAATTCCGCGCGGGAATACCACCTAATCCGGCGTGTTCCCCTGATGGTATTGTTAAACGTATGGTTCAGATGCAGCCGCGCATTCCTCAATTCAATTTTCTCAATCTCACTGTTGTCTCCCCAGTCAATTTCCAGGGAGCCCGTTCCCGAGGCTGTACACGACACGTTCAAGACGACTGCCGGAAGGTGGAATTCCACGGAAAGTTGCCCCTCGGGATATTTGGGATATACATGATGCTCCCCGTTTGCCGGAACAATACTCCGTGCGGCATTGTAGGCGACAACGTCGGCATCGATGACAAAGTCGTCGGTGTAGACCAACTCCTGTCCGACAGTCAGCACCGTGGCAAGCGACAAATCCGGGTTGTTCATCATCAGATCCACAATCCCTTCGATGCTCCCGTACAGGTGAAGGGCCACATCGAAAATGTTCTGTCCGGCAATAACGCGATACCTACCCATTGCTGTCCTCCTTTTCTTCCGTTTCCAGAAGCAGTTCTCCCGTTGCCGAATCCATATAGGCGTTGCGGATAATCATCCGGTCGTTCTGGAATTCAGACTGCAATTTGGCGGCAAGGCCGTTGTTTTCAAGATTGGAATGCAGAAAATCGATAAGTCCGACACCCGTGGTCGGGTGCTGGTAAAGATTGCCTGCCGCAGCTTTCAACAAGAACGCCTCATTTTGTGCTTTTGCCCGGCCGATCTCAAAATCCGTCTCTTCGCCGCTGTAAAGTGTCAGGTAACCATCCCGAAGGAGGAGGTTGAAGACACCGTTTCCATTAAGCTCGCAGTAGGCCGACAGGCTGACATCCGAGTTTGCACCGTTTTGTTCGACGACTACCGGATACCAGCATTTGCCGGTGACCGCATTTCGGAGGTATTCAGTTCCGCCTGAGCCGCTCTCAATGACAAAACGGACCATCAGACGTCGTGTGTCGGGGGTATAGGGAATCACGACATGGATTCCCCGGCTATCATTGTACGCTGCAACAAAGCCTTGCGGGACAACAATCTCCGCATACCGGAAAGAATCGTTGTCAGCATTCTCGACCGCCGGGAGCAGCCGGAAATCATAGAAGGTCTTTCCGGCGATGTGTCCAGAGGTCTCAACCTCCCCATAGTATGCGTCCATGATGATGTCTTGTCTTGCCATATAATAAAAGCCCGGCCGTGAAGAGTACGACCGGGCACTCTTTACAAAAGAGTAGCGCTAACCCTTGCCTTAGGTTTAGGAGCTTGCAATTTCATTATATACAGCCTCCACGGTAGCCCACATGTCATCCGGCAGTTCCTCGTCCGAAATCCGTTCACAGGCCTTTTTCAGGTAGTCCATCTCCTCTTTGGAGAACTCCACAAGCAAAGGGCGCTCCTTTTCCACATCCCATTCGATACGCTTGTCCTCCGCGTTTTCCCGGAGATTGATTTCCTGGCGCTCGTCATCACTGATGGCTATCTTGCGCAGAATTTCCTTCTTGAGATTGAATTCCTTGAAATTGCCGCGTGCCGGAAGGAAAGACGGCAGGTAGAGGCGATCCTTGATTGTCAGTTCCATAATTTTTATGCTTGATGGTTTGTTGAATCATCAGAAAGTTGGGCCGCTTTCGCCGCCACCTCCTGGAGGATGGTCCCGATACATTCCGCAGCATCGGCAAGGTATTGTGCCATGTCGCTGCTATAAGGCAGGTTGGCCGTCATACTGCCGCGATCATAGAAGATACTTCCGATTGCCGCCGGCTGTTTCTCTTCCTCGACGTTTTTGTACACGGTAATCTGCACGCGTTCCAGCACGCCGTCCGTAATGTTGTACTCCAGATTGTATTTCCCGCTTTCGCTGGTGGCCTCCGCCATTTTGGTAATGATGGTGTTCGTAACTTTCATTTCATCCATAGTTCCTGCATTTTTATAAAGTATAGTCCGTTTCCGGTTTCCAGGTTTTGATGAACCTGTTATTTCCAATCGCCCGTACTTGCGACCATGAAGTTGAATGAGCCGTCATTTCGAGTAGAATCATCCTGCGTATAGACGTCGAAATAGTAGCTGTAGGTCGCTTTCAGAGTTGCGTAAATTGAGGCATTCTCCAGCGTGGAAAAGATGCCGCTCAGGAATACCGTATAATAGCCGGAAAGTCCCCAGCTACTGGGCATGTAAACCCTGTACTGACCTTTTCCAAGGCGGGAGACGGATATGGTGGAGCCATCGAATGTCCGGTACTTGACCGAGATGCTGCTCGTAGAGGATACGGTAACGGTCCCCATCACAAGAAACTTGCACACCGAACCGTATTTCTTGGTGGTCATGATGTCCAGACGGTTCACGACAATCCATCCGAAGAAAGTCGCATTGTCTCCGTAGCCGAGCAGTTCAATCACCTCCCGCGAAAAACTGATGGTAGATTTGGCGATGCCGTCCTCGTAAAAATATTTTCCGCTGGGAGCCGTAATACTCATGGTTCCGACCGTGGTGCTGGACCCCCATTTGTAATTGACCAGGCAGACACGTCGGCCACTCTGTTCCAGGGTCCAAGGCAGCGGTATGTCCTCATCCCACGAGCCTCGTATGGCTACTACGTTATTGTATTTGTTCAGGTTCAGTTGCGGGTCTGTGCCACCAATATATATGGAACTGTCACTTAGAATAAAGGCATTGCGAATCGTACCGATAACCTCCACATCCTTAAAGGTGCCTTTCTGCGCCGTGATATTGCCGTTGGCATCCCACTTGAAATTGCCGTTGGCGACAAAGCCGGAGCCATCATTGGCAAAGGAGATCTTGCCGGTTCCGAAAATGGCTGACCCGTCAGTCTTCAGGGCCCAGTAGTTCTTTCCCGTGGAAGGATTGTCGTGGTAGATATAACCCGAACCTCCTATGACAATACGATGCCCCGAGGAAGGCGCGGATGCCGTCAGGGAACTGGTGCCAAGCACCCAGCCACCAATCTTGCCCGCCACAGCCGTGATGCCCGTGCGGTCGAGCGTCACCTTGACATTGTTGTTGGCATCCCGAACCGAAATACTGCCGTTATAGGTACTGCCGCCCACGACAAGCGCGCTGTCCACGAGCACCTGATTGGCTCGAACCGTCCCGGTATAGATGCCGTTGGCATCGATGGTGGTCGTGTACTTCTCCGATGATGTCAGGTCAAAGACCGTAGCATATGCCACATACCAGACAACAGGAGCCGAGGAGGTCCCCTGAGTCCCATCCACATAAAAGAAATGGGTGCTCGAAAATCCCGATGTGCCACATACGACCTTATAGATGTATTCCTGCCAGTCGCCTGTACCGGCGGTATCCGTAAGCCAGCGGCTTGACCCGTCGCTCCCGATGCTGTTGGAGGCCCAGCAAAGGTTGCGCCCCTGGGGAATCTTTGCAATGATACGGGCAATCAACACCTTCCTGTAACTGCAGGTTGTTCCGAAGCCGAATCCCCCGTTGCCGGGCGAGGCCGTTCCGTTGGTCTGAATTTTCAGTACATACTTGCTGTCGTTGGGAGCCGTACTGTCCTGCACCCGGGTGATGACGACCATGCCATTGTTGGAATTATTGTAAACTGCCACGGAGTTATTACCTTCCCAAAAGGTCGGATCCCGGTAAAGCATCTTCCCGAAAGCCATGGCCGAAGCCAGTTCCTTCGCGTTGGTAATGCCGGTAGTCCACTGGGCGGATACGGAAGCGGCAAAGGTCACCGTGCCGGAAGCATTCCAGGACACATTCCCGGAAGCGATCTGGCCGGAGCCGTCGTTGTTGAGCTTCCACTTGGTGCCATTGGTGATTGATCCGTCAGCACTCAGGGAGATGTTGTTTTTCCAGATATGATTGTGGTCAAAAGCCCAGCCCGCAATGCGGTTATACACCTCCTTGGAACCGCTCTTGGTATAGTTGGCTGAGAGGCAGAAATACTCCAGCCCGTCCCAGGACATCATCTGCAAACCGATAAATCCGGTCTTGACCGTACTTCCGGATGCAGCAACCTGTCCCATGACAATGTGCCCGGCGTTGCTGTTCTGATACCATGTAAACGTGATGCCGAGTGGCTTATAGGCTCCGGTATACCAGTAACCGCTGCCTGTTGATGAAGAACGAATTTGCAGGGGAACGACACCCGCGACACCGATGCTTCCGGCATTCATGCTGTCGCCGGTGATAGTGAACCCTCCGATTATCCCCTGTGTGAAGGTGCAGCTCAAACCGTTGATATAAGAGGTGTTGATGATGTTTGCCTTAATACTGGCGGCATCAAGTTTGGTGGCGTTGATGCTCCCGGCGGCAATACGGTCAGCCGAAAGAGTACCGCTCTGGATACTTGAGGCGCTGATGTTGACAGCATTGACCTGTGCCGCGGTTAGCGTTCCCGTGTAAATTCCCGTAGAACCGATATAGGTCAGCGGGTGTGCCGTAAGCGTGCTGTCATTGTCCTGGGCCAAGGTGATGAACCGTTTTCTGCGGATTTCATCCTCCACAGCCGCAGTAAGAGTGCGGGGTGCGGGCGCATAGGCCATGGTGCTGCCGCTCTGGAAGATTAAATCGCTGGAATAGGCAATCTGCGGAGCTGCAGGAATGGGCGAAGGACTCATGTGGGTACTCTCTATCGGCTGATCGGAATAGAGATGGTATACGGCTCCCGTGGTCCCTCCGCCTCGCAGGAACAGGGCAAACATACAGTAGTTCCCGCAATGGACCGCACCGGCGAACATCCGGCAGTAACATTCCGACAACTCATAAATCTCCCAGGAATAGGAGGCTCCGCCCCAACCACCGAAGTTCGTCTTGACGAGCAGGATCAGTCCGCCCTTGTGGGTTGCCGTGTTCCAACTGTCGGGAGCCTGCTCGCTGTAGTCTCTGCGCACCAGGATATCCCTTTTGACGGTCTGATCTCCACCTTTGAAAACAACCGGATAGTATTTGTCCGCGTCTCCATTGATTATGATTTTCTTGTAATAACGGTACCCGTAGTTGGTACTTTTGGCCGCTTCGATGTCATTTTTCCAATTCAGGGCTACCGCCGAGGAAAACGTAACAGTCCCGGCCGCATTCCATGAAATGTTGCCTGATGCAATCTGTCCCGAACCATCGTTGTTGAGCTTCCACTTTGTACCGTTGGTGATTGAGCCGTCACTGCCCAACGAAACATTGCCTTTGCTGATGGCTCCGGTTGCTATCACCCATCCGCCGATTTTGTTTGAGGCTCCTAGGCTGACAATGCAGTTGCCGGAAGCATCTGTTGCCCACAACCCAAAATCGGTATCGCTATTATAGTATAACTGGACCCGCTGACCACTGGTTGGGCTTGAACTGGCTCCATAGACGGCAATACGTTTGCTGCCACTGTCTATGGCCACATGGGAGGCAGTGATGGAACTGGTGCCGATAGTCCATCCCCCGATTTTGCCTTGCGTGAACGTACAGCTCAGGCCGTTGATATAGGAGGCGTTGATGATATTGGCCTTAATGCTGGCGGCATCGAGCTTGGAAGAGTTGATGCTGCCGGCCGCAATCCGGTCCGCGGAAATCGTACCGGCCGTAATCTGCGAGGCGTTGATACTGCCGGTATATACGCCGCTGCCGGAGATATAGGTGCTTCGCTTACCATCGATACAGATACCTTGAGGAATACCTCCGACAATCGTGGTGGAAAGTTCTGCGTATGGTTCCGACGCTTCAGCGCCAAACAAACTCAGCAGGCCATTATTCTTGCCTATACCAGGAATGCCCACAAAAGCGTAAGGGGCGCGCAGGTCAGTGACCGTATAGTCGGAGCCGCCGCAGCGCTGGATGGCCGTATTCAGTGTGGCGTTGATACGGATGGCATCATAAGAGGTCAGAATCACAATCTTGTCCGATGCAAGGGCATTCAGGTCAGTAGCCAGCGTATTGCAGTTCGCATCGCTGCCGTACACGTCATAAGTCTTGCTGGAAAGGACGGCAAGAGTGTCCCTGTTGATGACCAGAAGATTCAGGCCCCGGCCTGTGTCGTTGAGTATGGCCTTGCCATTTAACTCAACCAGACGGTTGGCGCTGTGATTCATACCCGTACCGCGTACATGCAGTCTCCCTTTGGCGGCAGCCGTATCGGCGGCATTGGTCCAGTTCAAGGCTACGGAGGCTCCGAACGTGACATTTCCGGCTGCGTCCCAGGCAATATTTCCTCCAGCCACGGCCCCCGCACCCGTGGCATCCAGCTTCCACTTGTAGCCACGGATTCCCGCAGAACCGATAGTAATGCTTCCGGAAGCAGCCGCATAACCTCCCGAGGTATTGTTTTTGGTACCACGGTAAATCGAATCGCTGTCAATATTCCAACCTCCGATTTTTCCGCGGATAACGTTCAATGTCAATGCCTCGATGTTGGAAGCCGTGACAAGAACCGATTTCAGGGCCGCCGTATCAAGACGGTCTGTAGCAATTATCCCGGCAGTAATCTGGGAGGCGTTAATCTGTATGGCTTGTACGGTATTGGCCGAAAGCGTGCCCGTGAAGATGCCGCTTTTGTCAATATAGGTCAGTTTCGTGGCCCAGCCCTCCGTGTTGGCTTGGCTGGTGATGGCATCCGCCACACTGCGGGCATCCGTACCTGCCTTTTTTGCATCGGCAATGCGGCTGGCCAGATCTTCGGGGGCTCGGCTCCAGTCCGCGGCTTTGGAACCCTCCACCAGCATGGGGAGCGCACACCAGAAAGTAGCGGCCACAGAGAACCCGAACAGGACCACAGCCGAGGTCGGCGTGATGTTCTCAATGGTGATGCGCTGCCAGGAAGTGGTAACGGTTTTGGACTGTATGCCCGTCCCTCCAATACGGATTTTCAGGGTGCCGGCGACACTGGCCTTGACATACATCGAGAAGGATGCCGGCGTGCAGATTTTACTTCCGATAGCCGTGAAATAGGTGCGTTGGGTGTTTGCGTTCGCATCCGTGCAGGCCGTTGTCTGCACGACTTTCAAGGTGTTGTATCCGCTGTAAAGATTTACAGAATCGATGGATACCGTTGTGCCGTCCGTAGAAACACCCGAGAGCGCCTCCTCGAAAGCACTGTTGCGGATGTAGTTGCGGATACCGATGCGGAGAGCATTCACCTTGTCCGTAGCATCGGAGGCGGCAGCACTGATGGCTTCATTTTTGGCCTGGCTGATGGCGTTTGTCCAGTTCAGGCTCACACCGGCCCCGAATTCTATCTTACCGGTGGAAGCGTTGTATTTTACAATCTCGTCGCCATATCCAAGCTGCACGTTACCTCCGTTATCCACCGCAAACGTCTTGTAGCCGTCCTTGAATCCGTATACGCCCGTTACCGTCTCGGTGGTGATGGTGCCCGACGCGGTTTTCGTCGAAAGAGGGAAAATACCGATGGCAACACCGGAAATCGTGCCGTCGCTGTTCTTTGTTCCTGCGAATATTTTGGGGGTGATGACCGTATTGCTGTCAATCACGGTCTTCTGGCTGTTCCAGTCTTTCACCCAGTCCAGCAGGTTGGCGTCCGCACCTGCGCTGCCGGGGGCCCCCGCACGCGCCTTGCTCCACGAGAAAGAGAGCGTATAGGTTACGCCCGAGATGACCACGGGAATACTGATTGTCCCATGCTCTGCCAGAGTTGTGGTATTGGCCGCCACGGCAAAGGTGACACTCTTGCGGGTATTGTCCACCGTCACAGCGGAAAAACCGGCGGGCTTGCTGACCGTTCCAAGGGTGAAAGCGGTGAAATCATTGTCTCCCAGCGACACCCGTATCATGGAGGTTACAGAGACTGCCGAAAGGATCTTCCCGTTCTGGTCGGCGGGGAATACATATTCAGACAAGGATTGGGTGATTGTGTATCCGTCTTTCTGTACAGTAATTGTCGCCTGACCTCGGGCAACCAGTGTCTTTGCCATAAACTCTTTATCGTAAGAATAGATGAAAAAAAATGTGGCGGGGTTTAATCCCGCCACAACCAAACCAATTTATAAGATATAACCAGAGGCAAACATACGGTTGCTGTCCTATTTTGATACTTCACACATGAGTACGCCCTTCCCGGTAACGTCGGTCCGGGCGACCGTAATGGATTTACCATTATAAGTCTTGGTAACAGAGGTGCCGGCGGCATTCCACAACTTCCAGGTGTAGGTGTAGTCCGAGCCCTCTTCGTCAAGTTCTTCCCCGTTGCGGTACAGGACGGCACGCACATCCACATCGTTGGAGTTGTTTTTGATGGTAAAACCCTTCTGGCTGACCAGATCCACCGTGATGGGGTCGGACATATCGGTGAAAGAGATGATGTCACAAACCACCTTGTTGGCGGATGCGTTGCCGGTAGAGGTGTCGGTGTCCTTGATGGCACATTTGAACGTCTCGAAATTCAGTACGGCATCGGCCGTAATGGTGATTTCATTGGTCGTCCAACCCGCAGTGACACCACGAGGATTGGAAGAGGTAAGACAGGCCCAGCCTGCACCGAGCATCGAATTGTAGTAAGGGCACGACACCTTGGCACCGCTCTCGGCGGCGGCACTCAGCGTGGAGGTCAGGGTCACAATCTTGGAGGGGGTGTTGACCGAGGAAATGGTATATTGTGCCGAACCGATGGTGATTTTACCGCCCGCCTCCATATTGGCTACCGATGCTACGGTGATGGTGGATGCCCCGGAATCGGCCTTTGCAGTCAACGTGGTGTCAGCAAAGACGGCGGAATCCTTGATGCCCCAGGCGTAGGTCACGTTCGTCGTGTCTATCGTGGCACCGCGCCAAAGGTCGCAGTGTGCCTTGAGCGTCGGGACTTCGTCGTTCTTGAAAACCACTCCGTCCGGAGCATATGCCACAGCCACGATGGTGGCTCCGGCACTCAGGTGCTGGGTGAACTGTATTTCCGCGCGGAACGGTATCTCCAACCCATTGGCATCGATATATATCGCTTCAAACGCGTACCGTACCTGCGGGTCGGAGACGCTCATGTGATTCGCCTTTATTGTCAACGCATATTTGGCGGAAGAGGCGCCGATGGTACAAGAATCCTGTCCTGAGGTGATGGCCGTGCCGTTCTTGTACCACTTGGCCGTACCGCTCTTGATACCGGGGGTAAGGCTGGAGGCATTGCCCACGGAGGTTATCTGATCGACCGATGCCTTTCCGCTGACATAGAGCGAAGGAGTGAGTATCAGATAGGGAGAGGCCGCCCACGAGGGTGCGTAGGTGTTCGTGTCCTTGTTGAAGACCTGAGTGAGGGGCTGGGACGAACCGATGAACGCCTGTAAGGAGATGGCGTCGTTCTGGTCGATGATCGTTACTTGCCCGCGTGCTATTTTCAATGCCATAATTCTGTTATTCTATTTTGTTCGATATGGTTACCTCGCAATCAAACACGGCCTTGCGCCAAACATCATCTCCGCTGATTTCCAGTTCGCGGCCTTCATGCTGTCCGCAGTTCCAGAGCGCATCGGCCTGAGAATCCGAACTGACACGTGTCCAATGAAAATTACCGTCCGGAATCTGCTCCGTTATCTCTTCACCACCACGGTAGACCCGGGCCCGGAGAGTCGTGGATACAATTCCGTTACGAAAGGTTGTGCCATTTTCGGACTCTACATAAACAGTATAGGATGAATCCCCGTCGTAAAGTTTGAAGAAAGTGTGGGTGGCACAGATTTTTTCTGTTCCGACGGTTGCCGTGTACCGCAGGGTAAGCGTATCACGCCCTTCCCATCCGTGAAAAGCAGGAGCCATCTCGAACAGGGAACTGCGATTGCCGGCATCTTTCCATGCACCGTCGGAAGCAAGATATTCCCACAGTCTGCTTTCCGGTTCGAAATTGTATTCCACGGCAACCAGAGCTATCTGTGCGGGTTCTACAACAGGTGTCAGTGCATCGGAATAATGGAAGGCACTGCCTCCGGTCAGTGATACCGAGCGGGGTTTAAGCAATTCCTGAGTCTCTTCATCGAAATCCTCCCAACGGATAGTTACGCCTCTGAGTTCTATGGTGTCTCGCGTCCATTTGAAACGACCACCGGCGAAATGTCCCGTTCCATCGGGGTTGATGACAAACGAACCATCACGGGAGACTATTGAACCGTCTTCATTCAGGCTCAACAACGGATGCTGGATTGTTCCGCCGATTCCGCCCCGGTTGAACCAGGCTCCGTAGTCGTCGGTATCGTTCAGAACCTCATCGGTGGCCTGATACGGAGAGGCCGTAGTTCCCAGCTCCAACTGTGGCGCAGAGAGCAAGACGGGAAACGATGTGGACAAGACTATACTCAACTGAGGATTGTCCGAGGGGCGGAGCAGAAACGACATCTTGTGTCGTATCCATCCGTCAGCCGGGACTACTTCCAACGACACCAACAGATGTTCATCCTGATAAAACCGTATGGTTCCGGCTTCATCCGGGCGAATCCAGAGCGAGAAACAGCAGGGCTGTCCCAGATGGGCGGAACGCCATTCCCCGCTTTGGGCATAGAGCGAACTGTCGGTTTCAACCAACATGCAACGACCGATACCGGCCGGGGAAGCCTCTTCTACCTGCCGTGAACCGGAGAATGCACAAGAAAGGCTGTTCGGCAAGACATTTTTATGTATCCTGCCCACATAAAAGGTTGAACTGAAACCGTGTTCGTCGCCAGCCGTCAATGTTCCAGCGATATTGACATTGCGGGTAGCATAAAGATTCTGGAAGTAAGCGCCGTACCCATCCAGAAGACCGAATACAGGATCCACGATGCCGGAGAGCTTGCCTACGCGACCTTTGGTGGCTCCGGTAAAGCCCGAAACGGAAGAAAGGCGGACAATATTCAGATCGGCCACTTCGCACCAATTCCCGACTTTGTCAAGCAGGGTGCGGCAGTCCATGACCAGACTGCGGCTGTAGCGTCCGGGATATTCCACCGTGCAGACCCACAACTTGAATTCCCAATCCGACGACACGGTAACAGTCCCTTGTGCATCATACTTCTCTCCGTTCGTGTAACCGAATTTGAGCGCCATGCTGCCTGTACCGGCTGAAGCGCGCGCACGAAAGGAGACCAGTAGACGTTCGGGGTGGTCCACGTTTTCTTCCAGTATCTGTTTCAGTCCTCGGGTTCCATCTACTGCCGTAAGGCAGGTCATACGCATGATACGCTCTGCACCCGGGGCGGATGCCCGGTATTCAGCCGCAATCCCTTCACCGAAAACGGCGTATTTCGTTTTATCGGGAATATCCACCGTTCCCCCGTCCTGAACAGGAAAGCATAGAGAGCGCTCGGTTGCCATTCCGTCAATGACATCCATGTACGGAGCCTGATCGTCGGTTGCCGTAAGGTAGAGCGCTCCGCTGCGTGAAAGGTCACAAAGACTCGTCAAACGCACAAAATCCAGTAATTCTCCGCTGCTCGGTTCGTCTCCATCGAGCAAGGCTCCGACAAAATAAGGAGAGTCCTTGCCCGAAATAACATCCACGCCGCTTTCCAGCACCGCCATCAGGGAGTATACGCTTCTATCCCGCGCCACATATTGGCGCCGGACGATATCTCCGGCCTGTAACCCTTGTGTCTTGTGCGAGTCCGGGTCAATACGGATTTTATATTTGGGACAGATGTATTCGGACATGTTCAGGCAATCTTTTCTACCTGGTCTCCCGAGCAACTGTCGCTGACCCAAAGGGAACCGTTGGTAGCATTTATCTTCATGACTTCGAACTCATACGCACGGAACTTCTTGCGCGCCACGATTTCGTCAAAGGTGGCGGTTACGCTGCCGGTGGTAAGGTTGGTCTGTATGGCCCACCCGCTTCCTGCAAATCCCGAGGAGAAGAACTCGGACGAGAGCGCTCCTTTGAAAAAGCTGTTTCCGTAGTGCTTGATGCCTTCAGTAACGGCCTGTAGACGCAATGCTTCAGTCAAGTATAGGATTCCGTCGGTCAATCGGGTGTACGAACCGTCGATGCCGATGTGACCGCGTGCTTCCAGAGGTGTATCCACCGTGATAAAGTCCCCGTCCGTGGTAATAAAGAAACTTTCGCTCCTTCGGTTCTGTGGAGCGTACAGACTGGTCGATGACCGGTGTCCCAGAAATGTGCGGCGGGGAATCAGAACCTGCGATTGCGCTTCATCATAGGCGACGGGTGAAGAAAGGGCCAGACCACCGTTTTCTCCCCGTATCAGAAACCCGCCTGATGAACCCAGCCGAAGGTTCTTATGAATGACTATACCTTCATCCGACGCATCTACACGATAGGACGACAGCAGTTCTGCACCGTAATTATGCCGAACGGTCAGAGAGCCCGGGAAACAGGCTTTACCATACGGGGAAAGCATCAGGCATTCTCCGTCCAGGTCGGAGAGACCCGAGAACAGACGGATCTTCGGGGTCTGTTCGGTTCCCAGAAGCAGATCTCCCCCCAAACTGCCCAACTGTATCTTGTCCCGGTCCGCACGCACAAGCACGGGCGTACCGCCGATACGGATACCGTAACCGTCCAGGAATGACAAGAAGCCGCTCAAAGCCACATCTTCTCCGGAGAAGGTAAGCAGACTTTTGCCGTCATCACCGAGGCTCACTCCTTGCAGGGCTTCCAGACCTCCTTTCAATGCGGAATTACCAGACACGGCAAGGTCGCGACGGACGGTCGCATCCTGCATCTCCCAGTTTATATGTCCCAGGTTGGCGTTCCCCTGATGATAGACCTGCATACCTCCGACCAGCAGGTGTGTCGGTGAAATGACAATCCCGCTCTCCTCATCGCCGAAAATCAGTTTCCCGGAAGAATGGATTTCGCCATCCTTTAAATCGATCGTCGGTGCATCCAAGGTTGCCACGCCTCCGTCTGCGTCATAACGAAGTACCTGACGTCCGCCAAGATACAAACTGTCACCACCGATACGCAGCGTTCCGGTCAGGCGTATGCCATATTCCACACCTGTAACAACCCCTTCCTCGTCTAACTGTTCCTGTACATAGGTCTCCAGAATTCGGGTATTATGTACCCCGGCTTCAAAACCATATTGGGCACGCAACAGGCCGGTCATGTCTCCGCCTGTTTTTTTCAGATACTCCAGCATCAGCCCGCCACCCCCGGAAGCTCCTTCACCGGCTACGGCACCCGCAATGGCGGACGCAAAACCATACGCAGTGTTTTTCAGACGAATGCTGGTATCATCTCCCTCCACAATTCCGTAGGGATGTTCGTCATCTTTCTTCTGCTGAGCATTGAAGAAATTATGATATAGCTGGGAATAAATCGAGTAACAGAGGCTCGATTTGTCCAATGCTTCGATATCGGGATGCAGTTCTACACTCATTTGGTATAACTGGTTTTGGAAAGGAACTTTTGTATACGGGATGTCAGGGATATGAAATTGGGGAAGTTAATCGGCGACATCGTTCCCATCAAGGTCGGTGTCATAACTTTGCTGCATTCGGTCATAAAGTCAAGCATCAGTTGGGCAAGTTCGTTTCCCAACACCAGCGGTTCGGTGGCGTTCTCATCCCCCAGGGCAACCTTATTGTCCGCGACCGATATGGTTGTGGAATTGACCTTTTGCACCACCTTGTCTGCCGTCTGTTTAACCTCCGATTTGTCTACTGTGTGGGTGATGGTCTCCGCATCAATGAAAACGGAAGCCTTCTTGTCCTGATCATTCTTTACGGTCGTAACTGCGGAGGTCGGGGTATACTTTGTGATGGCTTCGTTGCCCGTAGCCTCCAACTCGTCGTAATCCGGAGAAGAGTCGCTGGAAGGATCCAGTCCCTCCATTTCCGTGACCCCGATGATTGCTTCTTGGCGAGCGTTCAGGCGGAGAATGTTCACATGCGAGAAATTCACCACATAGGCATAACGAGTGGCGGCATCCATGAATATGGTGACGTCGGAAAAGAGTGTGGGGACAATGAGGAATCCTTCCTTGTCGCTCGTGGCGGCGGAAAGCAATACCCCCTTATGGATGACCGGCTCGGCGGATGCAGTCTCATCCGGATACTCTCCTACGTCGATAGTGCCGGCGTATTCCGAATACTCACTGTCGGAAGGATCATCATGTATTTTGGCTACATAGCCGTGGACCATACGAGCTGTTCCGATTCCCGACATGCCGCCAGGAGCCAGATCAATGCGTTCCATACTGCGCCCAAGGGCTATCTTGCGGATCGCTTCACGGATGAGAAGCTGGTTGGATTTATCTGCGGACAT